AAAAAGAAAAAGCTGCAAAGAAAATTGTAAAGAAGATGGGCGATAAGGGTAGATATGATTCAACAAATCAGTTAAAAACTTTGATTGTGATGCAAGTATTAGGAGATACAAAAACCTTTTTTGACTCACAAAAACAACTAGAAGATAGATTAGATTTTTTTACAGATTATATGATACCAGATACTCAAATAGAAAATAACAATATAGCACAATGGTATCTATTTGGTGGTAGTGATGGTATGATGAATGATATGATAGAGTTACAATGGCAGAAGTAGAATTTGCGGGTTTGAAGTTCAAAGGCGGGAAGATCTTTGTTATCATCACAGCTTTAACCACACTAGGTGGTGGACTGTGGGGTGGTTTTGAATTTTACAAAGATTATCTAACAATGAAAGAACAGATACAAGAATATGTTGCACCAGATCTAAGTGGCTTTGATAAAGAAATAGCACTTACAAAAGAAGAATTAAACAGTAAGACAGATTTAATACAAACAGAAGTAAACATGATTATGCAAGAAATGGAAATGATTATGTCCGAAATAAGATTAGTATCAGACGTTGCAAACGAATTGAAAAATGATCTTAGACAAGACGTTAGACGTATTGAGAAAGTTGTTAATGATGTAGAACAAATGGTTAAAGAAGATTCGAGAGAAACCAGCTCGGAGTTAAGAGATACCACGAGGGACATGAAGGAAGACA